GGGAATATTGCTGGCCACCCACATGGCTGCTTCCCTATGTGCAGGATGCCATCGACTTCCTTACAGTCGAGCCATACGCCAACGAAAAGGCAATTCTCAATGCGCAAAATCATTGACTTGATGGCCATCACCGGCTTTCTGCTGAGCGGTTCAATGACTGCTGCACTGGTCATTTCGTATTTCCAGTTCAACCGTTTCATGGACGAGAGCATGGAACGTATTGGCGGCCAAATCACTGAGCACGTCGAAGCCGAGCTGGAGAGCAAGATCAAAGGAGCAATGCCCCAGCTACCCAAAGCAACTGGTCCGGCACTGCCCTTCTGATGCCCGACATCCCGGATATTCGCATCCCACAGGTCCGCGAGTTCCGCTCACCCCCAACTGTCCCAAGCGCTCCAGCCGTCACGCTGGAGCTGGGACCACCAATTATCGAAATGCCTGGTTGCGTACCAGTGCATTCGGATGCCAAGCGCAATCCAAATCTGCTGAATTCTGACCCCAATGGCACTGGAGCGTTTTGTCCAGAGGGCGAGATACCAGCATTTAATCCGATGGACTTTACCCCCTCGGAATTCACTGAGATTCGGGTGCCAATACCCCGTCCAAGAAGTGAAACCGAGGATCAGGAACCCGAAACCCCTGAATTACCGTCAGTCCCGCGACTACCTGGAGCAAATGCGCCGGCAGTTCAGATCAAAGAGGAGTCCGAGCCGACCAAGCCGTTTCTGGAGAAGGCGATTGACGGACTACCGCCTGTGGAGGCTGTGGTCACGACGACAACGATTGCCTTGGTGGCTGCAACTGCTGCCTTGGTGGCCAAACCGTTTTCGGATCTAATCCTGAAGCTGATCAAACCTACGGTGAATAAGGTGGTGAAAAAGGTTTCACAGGTAAGGGGAAAGCCTGTTCACGTGGATTCTGTGTGGGAGAGGCGACTGGCTCAGCGGGACCGGAATCGGGCTCTACGTGCTTTACGTCGGGCTTTGAAACCTTGATCTGGTGGTAGTGCGGTAACACCTGACCAGGCTTAGCCACCAGCACCACATCTGAACAAACGGTGTAGAACTTGGACTTGGGGTGGAACGTAATTCCTTTTTGGGCTAGCTCACCGCAGTGCCGCAGCCGACTTAATTCAAAATCCAACCGTTTGTTGGCGAGCAGCTGACGCTGGTACGCGGTGTGTGTATCGGCCGCAGCCTTGCAGCGTTCTTGCAGTCCACCATCAAGCGGAAATGAGATGGTGGCACTGAAGCCAAGGTTCAAGCTGTAGTTGTTTTTCTGCCGACTGGGCAGCTCTTGATAGAAAAGGACGTTGCCCGGGTTATCGGGCACACCATTTTCGTCGGCATCTGTTGGGTCGTACACCGGAGTCCGCACCGTTCCAGTAAACGGTTTTGCGTAGGACTTACTACCGGTGACGAAAGGAGACAGGTTGAGCGTGGGGCCTTGGCACGAAATACCAGCCCCGTAAGAGTTAGTCGGATACGGACCAGTCAGCATCTGAATGGCCTGGTTAGTCACCGACCCAGTGCTATTAGCGACTGGAGCTGCAGTGGCATTGGCTTGAGCAAGTGCCTGGTTGGGCAGCAGTACTAAGGCCCAAAGACCGAGGTGGTATCGGTGACGCTTTCGATGACAGTGGTGCGCGTGATTTCCGTCACCGCTTCTAGTCCTGGACCGGAATAGTGCTCGACAAACGAGAACGATCCGCCGGGATTGACCAAAGACCATGAGGGCTTGCTTTGTAATTCGAGACCGGTCCAAGTGGATTTGACCCCATCCACAGTCTGAGGTCCAGTGTCAACAGTGCCTGGCGTCAGGCTGGAACCTGAGTTTTGAACGTTTGTACCGGAGGCGCTGTAGGTGTAGCCGGTCGCAAAGTTGACGCTACGAATTTCCTCGGTGACTTGCGTGGTGCTTTCAGTCCGACTGGTTGTTGTACCAGTGCGGAAATTAGGCACCACGGGCACGGCTGCTGCTGGTCCGGCCAATAACAGCAGGATGGCAAGCCACCGCATCAGTCGATCTTGATTTCGGTGACCATTTGACCCACAGCGGTCGTACCAGCTCCACCAGCCGTAATGCTGAGCGCGTGATCACTGGCGATGGAACCAGCCAACACACCTGCAACACCTCCTGCCGTTGTAGTCGTATCTCCGAGCATCGGAAGAGATCCCACCACACCGGAGGTAACGGTGGTAGTGGAGGGAGTGGCGTCCCCTTCAGTGAAGGACTCGGAAAACGAAAACGCATCCCCAGCAGTGGTGATGCTGTAGTCAGCGGCGGTGTAACCAACAGCGCGACCGGCAGTCAAGCTGCCCAAGCCGGCTGCGGTATCCAGGGTGACGTTGTTGCCGCTAACGGAATAGCTGGAGCCAACCCGTTTTGCAGCACTGGCAGCCGCGTCCACAGTCAGCGAAACACTGGACTGAATCCTGTGTGTCAGATCAGCTTTAGCTGGGGCAGCAGCTGCAAGTAAGACTGCCAAAATTAGAAGTCTTTTCACGGTTTGGCTTTGTGAGCTGGCTCAAGGCTAGGCTCTTCCTTCTTTTTCTGGCCGTTGTTTGCCTTACCTACAGCAACCCCGAAGGAAGCCATAGTTCCAGTCAAAAGGGAGGCTGGAAACGTTGGGTCCATTGCTTTTACGTAGCCCAAATAGTTGAGGGAAAGCATTGCGATGGACCAGCACAGAACCGCTAAACGAACAAAATCACCAAGCGGCGTATGGTTACCGCTGTCTGCTGATTTTTCGTCGGAAGCTGCCATGATGCTTCTGTACTGGTGCGGCCGATGATTGAGCTTCTGGCAGCCGTTGCCGGCGCCTCGATAACGGTAGCGGCAGTCGGGTTTGGCAACTACACCCGCCGAGCATCTGAGAGTCGGGATGCTGTGGTGCGTTTAACGGCAGCGGTGGAGAATGTCGCCACCCGACTAAACATGATGCATACCGATATGAAAAGCCGGGACACGGAAGTCTTTAGTCGTCTACGAGACCTCGAAGCAGCAGTAGCACGACTGGAAGGTACTAGAGAAGCACACTAGACTTTGATTGCCATCAGCTCATGCTTTTTGCTTTAACACTGGCTATGGCCTTCAAACTCCAAGATTTTTTCAATCACTACACCGGTGCCCCGCACCAGCTTGCCGCAATCCAGCAACTCCAAGAAGATCTTCCAGCAGATTTGAAGACCCGAGAAGCTAGCTGGTTCGAAATTTGGCGAGCGGGCGGCAAGGTCCTATGGGTTCCGGTGCCGTATTTCCACCAGCTGGACTTAAAGAACGGTCACCGCAAGTGCTTTACGGCAGCAATTGCGATGCTGGCCGCGGACTACATGCGAGTAAAAGACGCCAAGGAGTACGACGCAATCCGAGCAAAATACGGCGACACCACCGAAGTTTCCGCTCACCTCAAAGCATTAGATGAGCTGGGACTCCACGCTGAATTTGTCCAGAATGCCACGCCCGAACTACTTGAAGCAGAGATTGATGCCGGCAGAGCTGTTGCAGTGGGCTGGCTGCACCGCGGAGATTTATCAGCTGGAGTGCCTCCGACTGGCCCCGGTCACTGGAGCGTAATTATCGGCTACACAAAGACGATGTTTATCGCCAAGGATCCGCGTGGTAAGCCCGACTTAGTACATGGCGGACACGAAAATCACTATGAAGGTGAGGACACCTACTACCCTCGAAAGCAATGGCTACCCCGTTGGGAAGTCGAGGGTCCCGGCACCGGCTGGGCCATTTTGGTAGACAGCAACCCCTCCCGGATCAACTACAACCCATGACCGTCGTCCACAGCACCGACTTCGGAAACGGCTTTTCGCTGGAGCAAATCGAAAACGACAAAGGCGAGATTTACTACCGTGCCTGCTGCGACAGCATCTGCCGTTACGCAGAGGATGAGTACATCGCCCGCATGTACCTGGAGCAAATGGGTTGTACGCCCTAAACCGCCACGTCTTCTGTAATCCAGTAGGCAATAGCTACTTCGCGGTCCCTACTCCAGAATTTTTGGTTGCGGTACCAGTCAATCCAGTCCTGAGCTGACTTGGAGATGTTGCAGGCAAAGCAACAGGCGACAAGGTTTGACTGGCACGTATGACCACCGCGCATTTTGGGATGCACGTGGTCGAGAGTTGCAGATCGCCCCAGATCATTCCCGCAGTATGCGCAGCAGTGGTTCCAGCTGCTGAGGATGTCTTGGCGAAATTTTTTCTTGGCTTGCTTTTTGCTTAAGTATTCACCACCAAAGATGTGATGATCCATACCCAGCTGTAGCTACCTGGACGGTAGCGGTAGAAACTATTAGGCATTGGAAAATTGTCTGTAGAAGCCTTAGTCTTTAACAAGATCACACTCGTGCATGGATCCCTCCACCGCTGCAATCATCGCCATCGCCGTTGCCGCTGGATCTGAGATCATCGGGATGCTCCCGATCAAAGACAACAGTTGGGTACAGCTGGTTCTCCGAGTCCTTCAAACGGTCTTCCCATCGAAGAAGAAGGAGCAGTAGATGTGAGGCCGCTGGAACAGTCGCTCCAATCTCAATTTCGTCAAGCCGCCAACGATCAGTGGTTGCGAGCGCGATATGAGGCGGGCGACTACACCGGCCTACTCGAAGCAGCCTTGGCGCTAAATGCGCTGTGCGAGATCGAAAAAACAAAATCGACCTGGGCTATCGGCGAAGCTGCCGACAACCTGGCCGATCAGTTTGGTCTAGACCGCGACTCAGCGTAGTTTTTGCAGGGTGTACTTCTGGTACAGCCCGGTGTATGTCCCATGCAGGGGATGGCTTGCCTGATCGCGGCCGTCTTTCAGGAACAGCTCGTCGAGGTAATCGGCCCGCGCCTTTTCGGCAGCAGCCTTGGTGAAATTGAGCTTGGGAGGAGGCGTCATTTTGCGTCAGCAGATTTTTTCCGGTTTTTTGCCGCCACGCTGGGGCTAGTCCGGGAACGAGCCAGCTTAGGTTTCTTCGCCGTCTGCGGGGGAACGTCTACCCGGCAACCGGGGTAACGATTTTCGGCAAACATGATTGCCTGCTGGAGCGACTCCGCCCGAATCAAATCCCGCATGGCGCCTTGGCCCGCAAGCCAAATCTGCAGCTCAAAAAGCTGTGCCCGTTCTGCACTGGTGCGCGAGCGACCTTCGCCGAGACGCTGGGACTTTTCAAAGTCTTCCTGCCACTGCAGGACACCGTTTTTCATCATCGGTAAG